TAATAAAAGGTGCGGCATACGGTACGGCAATAGCAGCAACTGTTGCCCAGCCGCCAGGTATTTCATCTTTAACAAACTGATTTCCACTACTTAGACCGCAAACAATATGCTTAAAGGTATGAATAGTACCTTTCGTGTTGGTAACTTGATGAACCCAGCAATGCGCCAATCAATGTGGGATACCACTAACTTGCAAACGCAGGACGATGAATGAGTATCAGCATAGGCGAAGATGGCATCCGTCACAGAACTAACAGTAACGGTGTTGTCGTAAAACTATGTAACGCAAAAGTCAGTCATGGCGAGTGCAACCAACCTGCCGTAACTGACCGCAAATTCTGTATTAATCATGGTGGACGTGCATCGCTAGTGCATGAACATGGAAACTTTGTACATGGATTAAACAGCGCAAACAAAAAACGCTTTAGCAATATTGGTCAACAACTATTAACGCGTATCAACGAGTTACGTGACGACCCTGAACTGTTTAGCCTAAAAGACGATGCGGCATATATCACTGCCATCATTGACCAACGCGCAGAGGCGGCCACAGAAGGTATCAGTGGTGCGTTACTACGTGAACTACGGGAAACATATCTATCTGCCGCACGCGACTATAAGTCAGGTGATTTACCGGCTTTTCAAGAATCATTCAAGGCACTGGGGTCAATGCTGGCTGAAGGTGCTAACTCTGTCAAGGCAACAGACGAAGTCCTTGAATTGATTACTAGGCGTGTTGGCATTGTTGAATCAGAACAACGTATGGTTCATGCTAAGGCTTATACCCTTGAGGTAGACCAAGCCTATAGTCTTATCAATCAGTTCTTGTCTATCATCAAAGGCGCGGTACGTGACGCAGATGACTTACACGCTATCAAGGCTGGCGTTGCTAGATTGATGAAGACGTACAAGACAGAGGCCGACCAAAACATTATTGATGTAGAGGTTGCAGATGAAGAAGACTAACGTCAATACACGACTTGTCCCAAAGGCATTTAAGAAATACGTTAGGCCTGACAAAGACCTAACACTTGCTTTACTTGAAGCGGCACTTGATGACCTTGAGCAGACAATACAAGTTGGTGACTTTGATAGCGGTAATGCATTTCCTAGTGATGGTGCAGAACTAGATTACAAGCATTGGCTTAAGTCATATGCACCACACGCCGCGTCATCGCCACTTGGTGAACATCATATACGTGCATGGGAATGGGCGGATGGGATAAAGCAAAAAGACCCGCCACCAGCACTTATTGAATGTTGGTTTCGCGGCGGTGGTAAGTCTACTACAATGGAACTTATTGCAAGCCGGATTGCTGTTCGTGCTACAAGACGATTTCTTTTATACGTCTGTGCAACACAGGAAGCGGCTAACCGTCACGTACAAGATATTGCAACAACCATGGAGCGTTGTGGCATAGAAAGAGCCGTTAATAAATATGGATTCAGTAAAGGCTGGAATGCGAGTAAGTTACGGACTGCTAATGGGTTTAATGTTCTGGCGTTTGGCCTCGACACAGGCGCACGTGGTGTCAAACTGGATTACCTACGTCCTGATTTTATTATCTTTGACGACATTGACGAACTTGACGATAGCGTTGGTCGCGTCGATAAAAAGATAGCGACTATTACCCAGACCATCCTTCCTGCTAAAAGCACGGACTGCGCCATTGTCTTTGTGCAGAACCGCATACACGCAAACAGCGTGATGTCAAAGGTGTTAAGTGGCGAGGTTGATATGTTGCAGAACAGGCAACAGTCACCTATCGTTCCGGCTATACAAAATCTGACTTATACAACGGATGAAAAAGAAGATGGACGTATTGGTTACCGTATTACTGGTGGTATTCCTACGTGGAGTCATAAGTCTATTGAAATCTGCCAGCGCGAAATAGATGACTTTGGACTAATATCCTTCCTGCGTGAATGCCAACATGAGGTAGGCGTAGGTGGCTTATTCTTTCCTGACTTTAGGGAATACGGGCCAGAGGGTGAACCGTGGCACGTCATTGATAATGTCCACGTACAGCCATGGTGGCGCGTCTGGGCTAGTCACGACTTTGGTACAGGTGCGCCTTGTGCATTCTTACTCTATGCCTCAGACGACAAAGAGAATATCTATGTCGTAGGTGAAGTATATGAGAAGGGTCACGTCTCATCATCGCAAGCGCAACTTGTTTTAGACCTACTGCGTTCACGTGGAATGGCAGAGCCTATTGATAGGCGTTTCCCTGATGCTAAGTGGAATACACGTCTTGAGGCCATTGCATTTGACTGGGCTAATACGTTTCCACCAGAAAACATTCAACAACGCATTGGTGAATACCCTGTAGAGATTTGGTGGGAACGTGGGTTACCTGCTGTACGTGCAGTCAAAGACCGTAAGGCAGGATGGCGACGTGTGCAGGAATGGCTTACAAAAACACATATGGTAGAAGGTGTAGGTGTTCCAAAACTACGCATCACCAGAAACTGTCCAAACCTCATCAAAGAAATTAGTAAGGCAATGGCTGACCCGCGTGACCCAGAGGAACTTGACCGTGGCACAAAAAACGACCACGCTATCGACTCATTCAGGTATGGATTAATGTGGCGTGAGTATCCTGTGGCTTGTCCTGAAACGGAGAAGAAGCGTATCGACCGGCCATCATGGCTAAATGAAGACAGAAAGCGTGACTGGATATGATGCTTCTTGAATGGTTGCTGTTACTCACATTGATTGTAAACTGCATTCAACTGTATATATTTATCAATAACTTGCAGGTACTACTTGAAATATCTGGACGTAAAAGTCCACGTACGCAAAACGTGAAGGAATACATCTGATGTCATTAGGAGACTTACTTGGTGACTTGGTTGGTAAATTACGCCCAAACAGTCCAAAAATGACTGCATTAAAGGCTCCGTCAAAACAAGGAACGCCCGGTTCTTTTGAGGGGACTGATTATGACCTTGAAAATGAAGACGACCTTACTCTTGACCACAACGCACAAGAGTGGAAAAAAACTCCTAAATTAGAAACCGACGAACAGCGCGCAATTGTTACATTTGTTAGAAATGCGTTTGAAGAAGCCTACCGGGCGCGACAAGAAATGGAACTTGAATGGGCGTTGGCTACTGCCTTTTTTGAGGGTAGGCAGTGGATGCGTATTGCAAGCCAAACACGTAACTTAATATCGTTGCAGAACAATACAGAACTCAATCGATACATTACCGTACAGAAGATGCGGCCATTGATTGATGGTGTAGTAGGCAAACTTACACAGGTAAGCCCTGATGCATATGCTATTCCATTGTCAGATACACCTAGAGACCAAGATGCATCGGATGAAGCAAACATCATCTGTAATCACTTTAATCGTAAGTTCAAGCGGGAGACGCAACTAAAAGAACGTGTTCGCTGGGCGTGTGTTTGTGGCACGTCATACTTAAAAGTCTATTGGGACGCAAAGGGTATCCAGACAGTTCCATTTTTTGACCCTATGACTGGTGAAATCCAAGGCTATCAACAGATGGCTATTGGTGACGTTCGCGAAGAAATCCTTCCTGCATTCGACGTATTTGTAGACCCTACAGCCAAACGTGATGAAGATATCCGTTACATGATTCATGCGTCAGTACGGCCATTGTCTTGGTTTGTAGATAACTATGGTGACAACGGAAAGCGTGTTACAGCAGATGCAATCAGTGGTGCAAATGGGTCGTATGTTGATGCGTACCTTGAGGGTGGAAATGGTAGCGGTAACGGCTGGGTTCCTGCAAGCACTGCACGTCTTGGGCAAATTGAAAGCCGACGACGTGCGGCTATCGTCTATGAATACTGGGAAAAACCAAACGAACAGTATCCAAATGGGCGATACATCGTTAGTACAAACACGTGCCTCCTTTATGCAGGAGATTGGTTGTATGAAAAGAAAGATGAGTTCCCTTTCATCCCGCTTAGATGGCAACCACGTTCTGGAACCACATACGGATACTCGCTAGGCTTTGACTTGTGTCCATTGCAACAGACATACAACCGCATCTATTCAAGGATGCAGGAACAGTTTGAAAACCAAAAAGACTATGTCATGGTTCAGAAACTGTCAGGCATTGGTGCGGATGCATTCAACAATCAATCTGATGGTGTAGATGATTCAAGCCGTATCTACCGGAAGATTTACTACAATCAGGCATCACAGCCACCGATGATTCAACGTGCGCCGGGTATCGGGCAAGACCTGTATCCAATGTTGCAGATGCTTGAAAAAGACATGATGGACATCGCTGGA